AAACAGCAGAAAAGTCTTTAAATTTATCAGCAAAAAGAAGATTACAGAATTTAACTACTTTAAAAGCAGAAGAAAAATCTTTAAGAGGCAGCCAAAAAGCCGCACACCAAGTTTTAATACGAGAAAAACAAGCAGAACTTGCACAAATAAAACAGCTACAAGTAGAAGTTGCAAAACTCAGACAACTAGAAAGTTCAGGAGTAGGCGCGGGTTCCGGAGTTAGTGGAGCTAAAAGAACTGCAGCAAACATCGGAACAAAAAGTAGAATAGGAAGAAAAGAAGCAGCCGCTTTTAAACTTATGGAAGGAGCCTCTTTAGGCGATCAGTTTAAGATTGCGGGTGCGGCATCTGCTCGTATGGCGGGACAGATTGGTAAAGCTTCTGGTGCTGTAGGTAAGATAGGAGCAGCATTTAAAGTGGGCGGCGCAGCTGCTCGTTTATTTGGAACAGCATTACTTAATGCAATTCCTATACTAGGTCAAATTTTATTTTTTGGAACTTTAGCTTGGGAAACATTGACTGCATTATTTGGTAATCCTTTTGAAGTTTCAGAAACTAAAAAAGCCACAAATGAAATTTTAGATAATTTAGCTCAAATTCAAGTTTCTGCAGTAGAAGTACAGATTGCAATGCTTAGCTCAGGCACTGCTACAGAAGCAACTTTTGCTCGCCTAAAAGGACAAAGCGGAATTGTACAACAAGTAAGCTCTGCAATTCAAGGACTAATCACAATACAAAGAAAACTTCGAGGAGAAGCTTTACAAGCAGAGCAAGAGGCTGTTAGAACAGCTTCACGAGAAGATATAGCACGGTTTTTTTCGGGAGACTACAGAGCAGCTAGAGATATTGCACTAAAATCTTTACAAGCAGAGAGAGGAAAAACGGCAATAATTTCAGAAGGAGATATAATCAGTAGAATGAAACAGCTAGCAAAAGAGGCTCTAGCGGCTGCTGCTAAAGAACCTATACAAGTACCTTTAGAGGATCTTATCACTGTGGCTGCGTCAGGAAGAGAGCAATTAGCTGCTTCAGGAATTTTTAAAGAGCAAGGAGCAGCTTTAACTGAATTAGATAGGATTATAGAGGAGTTAAACTCTAAGGACGCTACTTTTTTGTCAGAGCAAGAAGTTGCAGCATATGTAGCAGCTATCAACAAGGCTGTAGAACCTAATCAAAGGTTTGTAAACTCTTTTGCAGACTTTGCTCCACGTTTAACAGAAGTAAATACTGAATTAACAAGTTTATTGGATAAATCAGATACAAAGTTTACTCGGTTAAAAGATAGTACTGAAGCATTATTTGGAGTTTTTAGTACAATAGCTTCCACTATACCAGAAGAAGGTATAACTCTTTTTGGAGAAGACGGAGCCTTTATGAAAGAAGGCGGAGAAGGCGCAAAGAATCTTGCAGAGCAATTAAAAAATACCGTAGCTTATGCAGAAGCATTTAAAAGTTTAGCTATGAATAAAGATTTAAGTGATTCTCAAAGACAGGCACTTGCTCTAGAATCTGCAATGGGATCATTTAGAGATACTGCAGCAGAAGCAGATAGATTAACAGCCCAGTTAAACGCAGATCTAAAACAAAATAAAGAAGAACAACAAGAAATTGTTCAATTTGCAGGACAAAATACCGTACTTGCAGAACAACTTCGAGATCTAGAAGCAGACGCAGTTCAATTAAAAATAAATCAAAATACCGCAGTACGAGAACTATTGGAAAACTTTCGGCACGTAAAAGGCGTAGCTGAATTAATTACCCAATTAGAAAAAGAAGGAAACGCCCTTGCAGACGAAAAGAAAAATATTGAAAACGATACTCTAAGAATTGCTGAAGCAACTTTCAAAGAAAAACAAAGAGAGGCAAAACTTCGAGAAAAAATTCTATCAGTGCAAAGAGAGCAATTTAGAATACAGCAGCAAGAGCAAGCGACCCAAGATTCGGCAGCAGTTAGAGAAGCAGGCCGAAACCCGTTCTTCGAATTTGTTGACGAAGGAAAGATGAAACTAGATCAACAAATTGCAGCATTACAGGCTCAAATTAAGTTTGAAGAAGAAACTCAAACAAAAATTAATGATATGAAAAAAGCTATGATTAGTGCTGAATATGCACTACTACGAGCACAGCTTGAAGCAGAAGCAACAAAAATTGAAGGTAAAGATAAGGAAGGGGCTGAAAAGTTAAGAGGTATTGCAACTGACCTTGGCGCTGCAGAAGCAACTGCATTACAAAATGTAGAAACGGCTTCAGCAGCAAAAATTGGTAGTTTAAAAGAAAAACTAGCGGGGTTAAAAGATGCTAAAGCTGACCTAACAGACATAAATCAAATTGTAAATACAGCAGGAACTAGCTTGTCAAACAATATGGTATCCGCATTTGATTCTTTAATACAAGGAACAAAAAGTGCAAAACAAGCCTTCGGAGATATGGCAAAAGCAATCCTTGCAGATATAGCAAAAATGATAGCAAAACTTTTAGTACAAAAAGCTGTAATGGCTGCAATGAATATGATTTTACCAGGGTCTGGCGCGGCAGCAGGAGCCTCAGGAGGGTCTTTACCAGGGTTTAGGTACGGAGGAATATCAAAGAGTTATTCTGCTGGAGGAATTGCAAAAGGGCCACAGGCAGGCTACCCGGCTATTTTACACGGAAAAGAAGCAATTGTACCCCTTCCAAATGGTAACTCAATTCCTGTAGAGATGAAAAAAGACGGTCAAAGTGTAAATAATGTTACTGTAAACGTTTCTACAGATGGACAAACACAAAGCTCTTCTAACGGAGCAATGGCCGAAAATCTTGGGCAAGTTATTGCCTCTGCAGTACAAAAAGAGCTTCATAATCAGAAGCGAGCAGGTGGAATCCTTAATAAGCATGGAGCAGCATAATGGCTACATTTAGTTTTACAATACCTGCAAGTGACGTAAATTCAATAAAAGGCATCTCAAATGGAGCCGCTTTTGAAGCAGTTGCAGACCGTGGTCTTTCTCGACAGTCTAAACATAATGTTCTTACAGCAAAATTTGGGGACGGATACGAGCAACGTGTACTAGATGGTATTAATACAAAGCAAGATATGTTTAACATTTCATTTAAAAATAGAGAAGCAGAAGACATAAATTTAATTGCTGGATTTTTAGATGACAAAGCGGGAAAGAATTTTAACTTTGTTATCACAGATACTTTTAGCTCTGGAAATCTTACTACAAGTACACTAAAAGTTGTTTGTGATGGATATGATATTAATTATGGTCAATCAGACAACCATAGTTTAAGCTGTCAGCTACGAAGAGTTTACGAGCCTTAATCATGACAGATTTAATTGATACAGTACAGCTTCAAGAAATTAACGACGCCTACGTAGAGTTATTTGATGTAACTCTACCAAGTGGAGCAAAGGTGTACATATTTAATGGACTAGATGACGGAACTACTAATATTTACTTTCCAAGTAAAACATTAGATACAGATTCAAACTCTGCTACTTATAACAAGTACCCTTTAAAAGAGTATTTTGCTATACCTGTTTCAATTGATGGAGTAGAATTAAATGGAGCAGGAGTTAGCCCCCGCCCCTCTTTTCGAATCGCAAATATTCCGACACTTACTCGTTCTATTTCAAATAATGAAGACGGTACCGGAGACGAAGAAACTCTTTACTCTATTTTAGCAGACGAAGGGCTATACAAAAATGAAAGTTTTTTAAATACTCGAATAGAATATAGAAGAACCTTACTTTCAAATACATATAAAAGCACAGATGCACATCCTACCGCTTCACCTGTAGAATTTCCAAGCCAAACTTATATTATTGACAGAGTTGCTTCCGAAAATAGTATAATGGTGGAGTTCGAGCTTGCAAGTCCTATAGACGTTGAAGGCGTAAAAGTTCCTGGCAGAGTAGTGATTGGCAGATACTGTGTTTGGAGATACCAAGGAGGTACTCTAAACAATGAAGGCGGGTGTAACTGGCCTTTAAGTGGTAATGGAAGATTCTTTAATGAAAAAGACGAATTAATTACTCGAAGTATTTCTAGTATTGCTACTTGGTCTAACTCTGGTCCTTATGCGAATGACGCAAAAGTTAAAACAGTAGCGGATGGGCATACTCAAATATGGGAAGCTTTAAGAGCAGTTCCTGCAAATAAAGATCCTACTAAACATCCTTCTTATTGGAAAAGACTGGATGTGTGTTCAAAAACTTTAACAGGATGTAAAAAACGGTTTCAAGGAAATAATACAGACGATACTTTAAATACTGCAGTTTCCTTGCCTTTTGGCGGATTCCCTGGATCGAGAAAGTTTAAGTGATAGAAGACATACAAAAGCATTTTGAAGAGGAATACCCAAGAGAAGCGTGCGGGGTTATAGGAGTCGTAAAAGGAAAGAAAAAGTACTATCCTTGCGAAAATGTAGCAGAAGACGATAGCGATTTTATTATGTCTTCTACAGACTACATGAAATATAAAAGAAGTATGGACATAATAGGAATTGTGCATAATCATCCGGATGCAGACAATACACCAAGCGAAGGAGATATAGATAATTGTAATGCTTTAGGTATACCTTACTATATTTTTAGCTATCCTGGTATGGAACTAAATATATTGGAACCCAAAGTAAATGTAAACCCCTTACTTGGCAGAGAATACAAGTTTGCAACTGCAGACTGTTTTGAAGCTTCAAGAGATTGGCTTGCAGCAGAAGGAATACATATTCCTCCTCGAGATCCTTTTGAAGATGACTGGTGGCTAAAAGATTTAAATTATTTTACAGAAGAAAACATAAAAAACTGGGGGTTAGTTAAAGTAGACACTCCTCAAAAAAACGATGTTTTAATTTTTCAAATAGAAGCAGAGGTGCCAAACCACTGTGGAATATACTTAGGAAATGATGTATTTTTTCATCATGCAGTAAATAGACTTTCTTGCAGAGAATCTCTGTATCCCTTCTGGAGAAAGCATATTGTAGGAATTTATAGATATGAAACGTAACGTATACTTAGAAGGAGAAATGGGAACTCGTTTTGGAAAAGAATTTCAAATCGCGGCAGACTCGTTTACTGATGTTTTTAGATGCTTGAAATGTAATTTTTCAGGATTTATGCCCTACCTTCAAGAATGCCATGAGAAAAATATTGGATTCATACTCGAAGTAGAAGGAAGACCTATTAGAAATGAAGCCGAAGCTCTTCTTTTGTACAGAGAAGGGGATATGCTTATTACTCCCGTTCCTGCGGGCTCTAAAAGCGGACCTGCAAAGATATTAGCAGCTGTAGCTATTACGGTAATGACAGCAGGTATGGGAGCAGCGATGGCAGGGCATCTCACTGTTAGCTCAGCGGGAGTTATTACAACAGGATTTGGAGCAGCCTTTACAGGAGGGATAGGAGGATTCACAGCAGGACTGGCAGCAGCAGGCACGGGAGGTTTATTAGCCATGGGGGTAGCAGTAAACCTTGCAATGACAGGAATACAGCAAATGATGGCTCCTGATCCTTCTACGGACAATGACCAAGACGAAAGTTACATATTTCAAGGCAGTAAGCAAAACATAGCAGAAGGAGACCCTGTTCCTGTGTTATATGGAGAACTGCGCATTCCGGGACGAACAGTAAGTTTCCATACAAGAAGCGAAAGAACTCAATTTTACAATAGCGACCAAAGAGCAACCTCTAACCAAAGCAATGGACAATCATACGATCAGCAAACGGGAGGAGCCACAGGCGGAAGTGCGGGCGGTGCAAGCGCACCAATGGGTGGATCAGGTACTATAGACTGGTCAGTAGTAGCAAACTCACTAGGAAGATAGAAATGGCAGCAAAGTACGGCGTAAGCTCACAAAATATATCAAGAACAGACGTTCTCTGTGAAGGCCCTGTCCGCGGATTAAAAAACGGAGAATCTTCAATATTCTTTAACGATGTAGCTTCTGAAGATGCAAAAGTAAGAGGATATAACCCAATTGAAGGAACTTCTGGAGGCAAGCTAACTTTTGACGGAAGTAGTGCTACAAATACGGGTATTGTAGGTGCTTCAATTCCTATTGACTTAGACCTGGGCGATAGACGACCACGTCCTTTAGACCTAAAAGACTATAAGAAAACAAATGTAACACTTTCTAATCCGACCGGTACTAGTGGAACAGGATCTGTAACATGTACTGCGGCCTCCGGTACTCCTTTTAGCGATGATGCGTGGGACACACAAGGCACTGCTTTAAGAACTGCGTATTTAAAAAGAGACGGAGTTCTTTTAAAAGGAGAATTTTTTAAGACAAGTACTTCTGTAGGTACTTTTGTTTTTAACGGAGTAACGGATGTAATTGATGTTAACGAAACTCATGAGCTAAGAATATCATACAGATTTTTTATTCAAAGTATAACTAGCTCAAGTGTTATAACTTTAAGGGACGCTCCTGCGGCAGGTACTTACTTTTTTGAGATTCCTCCTTCTCAACTCGGAGCAGGAAATGCTGCTGCTCGAGACCGCTATCGTGCAAGTAAAATTAATGGTATTCAGGTAGAGTTTCGTCCAGGGCATCGCTACCAAGATCCTCTTAATGAGATCGGAGGAGTTGGTGGAGCGGTCTCTGCAACTCAAACCGCCAATCACGAACTAAAAGTTATAGGCACAGGAGAAATAGCAGGAATTAGTCCTGTTCCAGAGGACGGGTCTATTGGTAGTTCTATGGAATCTGGGCTTCCAGACGACTCTCAAGATGATGTAGCGAACGCAGCAACCGTACTGAACGATACAGCTTTTGGTATTACTGCTGCCCAACGCCCCGAAGTAGATGAAATTAGTATTCGTATCACTTATCCGGGCGGCTTACAAAGCATGAACAATCATAAAGGCCGTCGAGATCCTGCGTATGCTCGCTACTTAATTCAAATTCAAACTACATTAGACAATGTCGACTCTGCTTGGGAAAATGCATTTCCACGAGAAGGCGCTTACATCGAGCACACAGGCCGCACAAATGCAGCATATTCTTTTGATCATATTCTCGGAGTAAACCAGTATAGACCGTTTGACAGCTTTAAGATACGAGTAATTCGACTAACTCGACATATTGGTCTTCGTGTTAATGCCACGGGGCACGGTGATGGGGTAACAAATAAAGAAAAGTGGACCCTTATTGCAAAGTCGAAGATAGATCAACTTGGTTATGTAATTAAAGATAGGCTATCGTATCCTTATACTTCTTTAATTTCTACTTCTTTTTCTTCAAAACAATATCAAGAACCTCCGAAGATGTCGTATCTTATGCAGGGACTTAAAGTAAAAGTTCCTAGCACTTATACACCTCGA